CGTAAGAGCCACCGATTGAGCATTGTCAAAGAAGTAAGGTTGCGTATCGGCCCGAAGATAGAGTTGCGTCCCGACCCTCGTAAAGGAAAGGCTTAGGTTGAAAAAGGCATTCATCCCAAGGAAGAGTTGGGAGAAAGAGATGGATGGCATTGATACCGTAGGCTCAATCAGCGAGGTGTTGGTGGCGTAGAGGTTGTTTGCTCCGTAAGTCCCGTCAACCGTTGAGTTAATCGTCACCGTACTTGCGCCCGAAAGCACATTGATTGCCGTAAAGGTCGTTTGATGATAAAAGTAAACCTCAACAAAATGGTTGCCCATATTCGTTGTCGCTCTTGCCGCATACGGAAACACGATGTCCTGATAGCTATTTCCCCCCGAATCAGCAAACACCTGTTGATTCAGAACGGTTGCAATGGCCTGCGCGTAAGTAGCGTTATTATTTACAAGCAGACCTGCGGGGCCGATAAAAGTCCTTGTAATCTCGTTGCCATACACATCAATCCATTTCATCTCCAACGGAAACCCGGCCACCGCAAAGACGCAACTGAGTTCAATCATCTGCGGTCGGTAGTTTGTATTCGTGAAGATGTCGCTTTGGAAGATGACCGTCTTATCGGTTAGGTAGTCCAAAACATACTGAAACAACTCCGACATCTTGAACGCAAAGCGGTTGCCGTAGGTCGTGCCGGTATAGAATTGATAGGACGGGCAGTTGGTCAGCGAGACTCCATTAATCGTTTCTTGGTTCACCGAGTTAATCGGCACAAGCAAGTCCTTGAGGCGCATCAATCGTCCCTGCACAGTATCATCCTCCACCGAGCAGGTCGCAATGCACTTGTAGGAGTTAAACTCCACATCGCTCAGATAGATGATGCCCCTGAAGTTCAGCCCATCGGTGCAGTTCTCAATGATTTCGCAGGAAACCTCTTTGCATAGGTCGTTGGCCTTGTAGTAGGCATACAGGATTTCATAGCCATCGCCCCAGAACTCCAGATCGGACACCATCGTGGTGAAGAGGCCGGGGAGGTCTTCGTTTCGTTGGATGGAGATCGCGGTGTCCTGCAACCCCATCGGCTCGTTGGTCAAGGTCTGACCATCCAGAATAACGGTGAAACTTGCCATTACCAAGCCCTCCTTCTGTGAACCTTGTAGGCCGTCTTCGGCTTGCTCATAATCCTGCCGAAGTCATCCCAATTTGCGATCTTCACGCTCTTGTTTCTGCGGATCGCATCAACCGTCTCTGCGTTGTTCATATCAAGGGAGTTGGTGATATTTTGGGCAAACGAGCCTTGCTCCCGACTCATCGCCATAGCCCCGGTGTACTTCTTCGCCACAAACGCCTCAAACTCTCCATCCCGGATTGCTTGAAGGACGGGTTTGTATCGTTTCGTCTCGTCTGCGGTCATTACCGACTCTCCACGCGATAGCCGGGCGGGGATGCTATCGGAGGTTTCCGATCCTGGGCCTTTGAGGTCAATGACCCCTTCTTTGAATCCGGGAAATTCGGTGGAGTCAATTATGCCGATTTGCTTTATCGCCATTGCGCCAAGTGCAAGAGACACAAGTGCGCCACCAAGAAACCCGAAATCACTAAAAGCCCTAACGATTGCGGAGGCGGTGTTAATCAGCACCTGCGCCCTTTGCATCTTTTTGTTTTGCTCAAACTGCTTCTTTTCAAGTTCGGTCAATTCAATCGCGTGTTGTTCCTCGGAGATAAGGCCTTGGGCAAGTTTGTTGTCAAGAGCAACCTTTTGGCTATCCAGCTCCATCTGCTGAATGTCAGTCATCCTACCGTACAAATCCCCTGCCGCATTAATAAATTCCCCAACTTGTTTAAGATTTTCAAGAAACAAAGCCTTGTCCTTTTCTGTGGTAAGGGCATCAATCTGTTCCTTTGTTGCTCCATAAACCTTAGCCTCTGCAATCAGTTTGCCATAGTATTCCCGGATAGCCTTGAGCCTCCGTTGCAGAGAACGCCCCTCGTACCCATCCAAGCCATCCTGCAATCGCTTGTAGAACTCGGCATACTCTTTGTCCTTTTCCTCTTTGTCCTTTTGAAACTTGTCATCAAGAGCTTTGAGTTTGTTCCTCAGCTCAGCATTTATCAGTTTAATTTTTGAGGCTTTCAATTCCTCCGAGTCGCTTGATATGTTCACCTTGAACTTCTCAATTTCTGCGACCTGAAGGGCTAAATTCCTTTCAGCAATCAACCGGGCTTCCGTGCCTTCCTCGGTGATTTCAACGCCCCTTTGAGCTATCGTTAAGGCTAAATCAAGTTGGTTCTCAGCGAACTTGCGATTCTCTTTATCCAACTTTTCCCAGGCTTCTACGCTCGGCACATAGATTCCTTCCTCCACGATACCCGCCATTTCGGGGGTGAAGGAGTTAATCATCTTCTTGTACCTCTCCAACTCCTGGTCAAGTTTTGCAAGGTCAAGGCCCATTTGTAATGGCGTTTTGGCCTTCTCAAGTTTCACCAAGTTCTTGCGAGCCTCAATGACCTTTATCATTTGATTGACATAGGCCACGGTGTTCTCCTTGGTTTTGAGCAACAAGGTCTCCTCCAAAGCGATGCGCTCTTTGGCAGCGGCAATGGCATTCGGCCCTTCGGCTTCTTCTCGCTGTTGTCCAAGCCTGGACAATTCAGATATAAGCCTTTGGGTAGAATCTATCTCTTTTTTCTTCTGCTCTATGAGGGCTTTTTGAGCAGAAACCGCTTTTATAGCATCCTCCTTTTGCTTTAAGCCTTGGTCTGTTAATGGGGCTTTTCTTGCCTGCTTCTCGGCAATTTCAAGTTTCTCAAGCTGCTGAATTAGACCTTTCAGTTCTTCCCTTTGCTCTTTAATCCTATCGGTTTCGCCCGAAATTGCTTTTTCCGAAGTGACCCCCTGCTTGAGGTACATCTGCGCCCTTTGCTCAATCCTCTTCTGCAATTCGGTTTCTTCCCTTTCTGCTCTTATTTGCTCTGCTTCCCGAAGTCCCCGAAGTATCTCAAGTTGCGCTCTGAAAGCGGTTACATTGCCTGATAAAAGCAGCCCTGAAAGTTTAGTAAAGTTTAAGAACCCCGCCTCCATCATTGTGTTCAGGTCATCAAAGAAGTCGCTCAAAACATTGAAGACCGTCTTAGTCGGCAGGAAGTTGGCAAGGGACTGCTTGAACCTTTCAAGTTGCGTTGTTACTCTTTGGATGGATGCGTCAAGAGAGTTTTGCTTTCCAGAAAGGGCAGGCGCAAACACTTCCTCAATGACCTTGGAGAACTCCGGCAGAATCTCTTTGGAAATAATCTTGCCCTCCTCAAGCATCTTGGTGAACTGTCGGTTGGTAAGTTCTTGACCTGGATGCAGTCGGTTATAGGCTTGCGTCATCAAGTCGGATGCACCCGGTAAGGCTTCACCTAACTGCCTGCGCAATTCTTCCGCGGCAACCACGCCCTTGGAGAGCATCTGTTGCAGGGCATAGAAGGCTCGTTGGGTTTGAAGCGAACCCGCACCCGCAGCGCGAAGACCAACGGCCACCCGGCTAAACACCTTTTCGGTTTCAGATGCGGAAAATCCCGCCATCTTCGCGGCAATACCAAATGAGGCAAAGCCCTCAGCAAGGGAAGAGAACTCAATACCGAGTTCCAAAGACATTTTGCGAAGCCTTGTAAAGGCAAGCGAGCCGGCATTGGCCGAGTCAAAGACGAAGTTGATTCGGTTTTGAAGAAGCTCCATTTTGCGCTCCACGTCCACAACCGAGTTGCCAAAGTTTATGATGGCATTGATACTGAATGCAGCCACCATCCTTGCGGCAAGAAACTGAAACGCCCTTGTCAAAAGGTCTGCTGAGACCTTGACATTGTTCAGCGTGTTGGATGTTTGCCTGCCGAGATTAACGGTGTTGTTCAGTTGGGCATTAACCTGGGTTAAGTTGGTGTTCACCTGCGCCAATACGTTCACCGTTGTGTTGAACGAATTGTTGATATTGTTTATGGTGGACAACCCTTGGGCCGAGGCAATGTTGGATAGAGCCTTGGCCGCTGCGGTCGCGTGGGCCGCAAGCTCCTTGTTCTTAGCAATCAGTTCATCAAGCTTCCTCTTGAGGTCATCTACATTCGCATCGTAACTTACCGATATTTTATCAACCATTGTGGTTTTGTTTAGCCTTGCGTTGCCTTTCCTCTTGGAAGTGCTTGAGCAAAGTTAAGACATCCTCAACGGATGTTTTCATATACTCCTTGTATAGAAAGATATCGCCATCCGCAAGGAAG